TGCACCAGCACCAGCCGGTGATCCACAAAATCCAAAACAATTAGAAGGTAGTGCTGACGAGGATAACGGTAAACAGCAAGAGAATCCTGCAGGTAGTAATGGCGGGCCTCCCTCAGCACCTACTAGTAGCACAGATGGAGATTCAGGTACTACTAGTGGATCGGATAAATCTAACACAGATGCAGATTCAGATTCGGGAGAAACAGACGCATCATCTCCTGGCAAACGTCTAAAGAATCCGTTGGGTTATTTTTCTAGTTACAACTATCAAATTAGTTTGTATATGATTACCCCTGATGCGTATAACGCATTCATTGCCTCTGGTCGTAAACAGATTGATGCATTAGCAACAGCAGGAGGAACTCCTGAAGAAGCCGCACGTGCAGGACAAGCAGGCGCATACCTAGTAGCACAAAGCGGTGGTATTAACAATGCCAACACTGCGAGAGCACCGGGCTTTGTATTTGATTATGGTATTGATAATCTAGTAATTACGACTGCAACCAATGGTAAGGCTACTGAAACTTCAAGTAACGTTACTGAAATTAAATTTCAAATCACTGAACCATATGGTTTCTCATTCATTACAAAGTTAACTCAGGCTGCAAATGCTTTAGGTGAATATGCTAAGAGCATGGGGCAAGGTTGGCCTGAAAATCCAAATAAACAGTTTTTCATTTTAGGCGTTAGATTTTTAGGATATGATGAAGCCGGAAACAGACTGACAGGTCAAGAAGTATATGACGGTGTTCAATTAGATCCTAACGGCAATCCTAGTGGATTGTTTACAACATATTATGACATTGTTATTACTGAACTTAAATTTAAGATTGACGGTAAGGCAACTGTATATAATATTAAAGCCGCTAGTTTGCCTCCTCAAAAAGCATTCTCAATTAAAAAGGGAGTAATTACTTCAAACAAAGAAGTAACAGCCGCAACAGTTGATGAAGCAATTACTCAATTGTTTGACAAGTTAAATCAGGATCAAATTAAACTTAAAGAAGATGGTAAGATTAATGAAACTAGTGAGTATAGAATAAGATATTTAGGAGAACCTGCTAGAGAAATTGCTGAAGCCGAATTAGTTACACCTGAAGATATTGACAAGTTTAAATGGCCGGGTGCAGGAGCAAAGACAACAACTCAATCTACTGCCGCCGCAGAAGTAAAGTCTCAACCTGATAATACTAAAAGAAGTATTACCTTTTCAGGATCTCCAGCAACACCTATCTTGCAAGCAATTAATAATATTATTGCTCAAAGTTCATACTTGAGAGATGCATTGAAAGTAGTATACACTACTTCATTAGAAACAGACAACAAAAAGAAATCGGCAAAAGAAAATAAACCTGACACTAAGAAAACTATTAAATGGTATAATTGTAGTGCTGAAATTTCTGATGCACGATGGGACGGTAAAATAAATGATTGGGCGTATACTATTACCTATGTAATACAAACCTATGAAACTCCAATCATTGATAGTTCTTATGCTAACCCGGGCAAAAGATATTATGGCCCTCATAAGCGTTATGAATATTGGTACACCGGTAAAAACTCAGAAGTGTTGCAGTATGAACAAACATTAGATAACTCATACTTTAACGTGTCATTCGGTGGAAATCAACCGGCTTCAAATGGCGGTGATGCCGCAACTGGCGGAAATGATGCAGGTGCAACCAATACAGCAGAGAATAGTGGAAATGCATCAAAGAGTGGTGCAGATATTTCAGTAGCACCTAATCAGTTTACTAATCAGCCTCGTATCGGTAAGTTGGGTGCAGGTTTGGAAGCACAGAATAACTACTTGACCACTCTATACGATCCAGGTGCATATGCTAGTGCAAAGATTACTATTTTAGGAGATCCAGATTTTTTAGTACAAGATTCTGCATCGGGTGAAAATCAAATTTATAGTAGATTTTATGGTACAAACGGGTTTACGGTCAATCCTAATGGCGGACAAGTTTTCATCGAAATTGATTTTAAAGAAGCCGTTGATTATACATCAAACACTGGTACACTGAATATTAACGAAAGCATTTACTTTTATAAGTATCCAGAGAACATTTCTAAACAAATTAAAGGCGTAAGTTACATGGTAATTCAAGTAACTAGTACATTTGCTAATGGTAAATTTACACAACTTATTGTATTTAATAATAATGCGTTTTCTGAACCATCTACATCACAAACAGGCGCAGCCAGAGAAAGTGATTCTGCACAGACTCCTAGTAGTAATTCTAGTGGAGGTCCTGCACCAAGTAACAGTCAGACCACTACACAGGGCACTGGTCTTAAGAAAGACAACCCAAGTAATCAAACACAAACAGCGACTCCCACACAAAACCCCGCGCCGACCCCGCAGCCTAACACAACACCAACAGGTTCAGGAGCGCAACCAGTAGCAGATGATGACGGTGGCTAAGGATATATAAATGGCACAAGATGATATTAAACAAAAAGGTTCTCCTAAAAATAGTAAGCCAGGCGCCGGTGGCGCGGCTACTAAAGACGTACCTGTATTCGGCATCGTTAAAGATAACGTAGACCCTACACGCTCAGGCAGAATTAAAGTTTATATCGCTGATAGTCCTCAAGCAGCCGCTGAAACAAACAATTCAGATAATTGGGTAACTGTAAGTTACATGAGTAACTTCTTTGGTAAAGTTATACCTGATGCGGCAGATGATGGATACGGTGATTATAAAGCAAACCCAAGTAGTTATGGTGAGTGGCATGCACCACCTGATATCGGTACAAAAGTAATTTGTATCTTTATTAATGGTGACCCTAACTATGGTTTCTATATCGGTTGTGTTCCTGAAGCAGAAAGCCTATACATGGTTCCTGCAATTGGATCAAGTGATAACATTATTGCTAATGGCGGTGAAGCAGAAGGTTACGGCGGGGCATTAAGACTTCCTGTTACTAACATTAATACTAATAACAAAGAAATGTCTGATAGCCCTGAATTCGTATCTTCACCTAGACCGGTTCATAGTTATTCAGCCAGTATCATGAACCAACAGGGTATTATTCGTGATCCTATTCGCGGCCCTATCAGTTCAAGTGCGCAACGTGAAGCGGCTTCACGTGTGGGCTGGGGTGTGTCAACGCCCGGTAGACCAATTTATGAAGGCGGCTTTGATGATGCAAGTATTGCTAGCAACTTAGATAACTCTAAAGCCGAACAATTAAGAGTTGTTGCACGTAGAGGTGGTCACAGTATCGTTATGGACGACGGTGACATTATCGGTCGTGATCAATTAATTCGTATTCGTACAGCATTAGGTCATCAAATCTTAATGAGTGATGATGGTCAAACATTGATGCTACTTCACAGTAACGGACAAAGTTATATTGAGTTGGGTAAAGAAGGTACAGTTGATATCTATTCAACTAATTCAATCAATATGCGTACCCAGGGTGATTTGAACTTGCATGCTGATAACAATGTTAACATCCACGCTATGAAAGATTTTAACATTCAAGCAAAGAATTTTCACGTTAATACGGAAGAAGAAATTAAACTACGTGCAACCAAAGACATTAAAGCATTTGCACTAAACAACTTTACAGTCAAAGCAACTGCCGCAGTTGCACTTGCCAGCGGCGGTGACTCTTCAATGAAAGCCGGCGGACAAGCATATATTAATGGTAGTAAAGTTAACTTAAACAGTGGATCAGCAAGTACTCAGCCTGAAGAAGTAGACATTATCCCAGTTGTTGCTCAACCAGATACATTATATGACGAGCAAAAAGGATTTATGGCAGCACCTGGTAAGTTATTAACAATTGCAACACGTGCGCCTGCTCACGCTCCTTGGTCTGCGGCAGGCCAAGGTGTTGATATTAAGACTGACTTGAATGCATCAAGTCAATTGCCTTCTAAGCCTTCTGCGGCTGTAGCCACAACAAACAATGCAGCCGCAAATACAGGCGTAACTCCTGTCTCAGTAGCAACAGCAGCCTCAGCCCCAACATCAGCCCCAGTTTCGGCAGCGATGGATAAAGGAACTACCAATGCAGTTATGGGTGCAGTTGCAACAAATGCTGCCACAGGCGCAGCTGCAGCCGCAGTAACTCAAGGCGCAGCCGTTGTAAAAGATGCGGCAGGTAAGGCAACTGTTGCAGTAGGTGCATTTGCACAAAACGCAACGCAACTTGCAAGTGCGGCTGTCATTAAACCCGGTGCAGACAAAATGGTTAATGCTCTTGTTCAATCAGGAGCAAACGTAGCACAAGCAATGCCAAGTGCAGTGTTTACCGGATCTGCCGGCGCACAAAACTTAACACAGTTAGTACAAAATACTACTGCACAAGCATCCGCACTAGTAAACAACTTGCAACAAGCACAATCTGCAATGGGAGCAGTGGGTGCAATAACAGGTAAAGAATCACCTCAGCAAGTTGCAGGTATTGTTATGGCAGCAGCCACAACAGGTATTACAAATACTGTTAATGCAGTTAAATCAGTAGCAGGTGCCGCAGGCAATATTGCATCATTACCGGGTAATGCACAAAATGCCTTAAAGGCAATTGGACAAGGTGCAGCCGCAGCCGGCATTGCACAAACAGCAGGTGGGGCATTAGGTGGTATTGCAGGAGCATTAGATGCTATGAAGAATGCTCCGGGACTATCATCATTAATTGATAGTGCAAAGGGTATTGCAGGATCTGCATTTGACGCAATTAAGAATTCGTTTAAAGCACTAGAAGCCGGAGTACCGCAGAATTTATCTGCAATTGCCAAAACTTCTGCCGCAGATACCGCAGCCGTATCTGCACAATCAAGTCAGTTAACTAAATCATTGGGTAATGCAGCCGCAGGCGCACTAGTAGGTGCCGCAACTAATGCATTAGGATTAGGTGGAAGTGCCGCAACAGGCGCACTAAATGCATTGTCAACAGGCAGAACAGCGTTAGGTTCAGTGAGCAACATCACCGGTGCAATTAATAATACAGTTGCAGGAATTGCTGGAACTGTTACCTCAGTTACAAATGCAATTACAGGTGCAAACAATACTGTAAAATCTGTTGCTACTACAGTAGGTGGTATTACTGGTGCAACAAGCAGTGCATCTAATGCTACACTAACACAGAACATTACTAACGCAGTTAATACTGCTATAGACGGTGTAAATGCTGTTGCCGGCGCAAGTAACATGCTTAAGACCGGCGACTTATCTGGTTTGGCTAAGGCTGCAAGTGTAGTTCAAACTGGTGCAGCCGCGGCAACTGCATCTGCACTAGCATCAGGTATTAGTAATCTACCCGGCGGCTTAAAGACAGTATCCGCAGTTGTTAATAATGCAACTGATGCAATTAATAAGTTACCAGGTGCAGACGCTATTTCAGGTCTAGTCAAAGACGCACAAGCAGCCGCACTAAATGGTTTACCATTGCCGTCTATTCCAGGTGGTTTAGGCGCTTTAACTTCATTAGCAAGTAAAGGATTGCCTGCAGGCGCAGCCGCAGAATTGAAGTCTGCTATTTCTGCACTAAGTTCAGGAACAGGTGGCGCAATCAAGTTACCTACAATTGGTTTCAATACAACTGATCGTGCGTCTATTACTGCACAGATTACTTCAGTATTGGGAGATCCTAAAATTCCTATTCCAAATCTTGTAGGTGAAATCGCAGAATCAGTTAAAGATGAAGTTCAATCAGTCATTGATAAGAGTAAAGACTTGTTTGCTACAATTGATGAACTTGACGAATTGAATGACCAAATTGACGAGGCTAAAAAAGCCTTCTATGCCGCAGAAGCAGAATTACCCGAAGGTGATCCTGAAATTGACAACTTGCGTAAAGCGTGGTTTGATTTACTTGATAGCCCTGAACGCAAGACACTACTTTCTAAGTTAGATGAAATTAAGGGCGTAGATGTGCCTGCTATTACAGCCGCAGCCGGCGGCGCTGCCGCGGCAGCCGGCGATCTAGTGTCATCATTAAGTGACACACTGAGCGGTAAGGGTTCAATAAGTAGTTTGATTGATACTGCATCAAGTAGCGCATCATCATTGCTTGGAAGTATTGGAGTTAAAACAGGATCATTAACTGGAGCGTTAAGTTCTATCTCTTCTACTGCTAGTTCATTGACTAATATTGTTGGATCTGCAACACAACTTGCAGGTACAGCAAAAACAGCATTAGGTTCTGTTCCTGGTCAAGGCGCATCTGCACTAACTGCATTACAAAAATCAGTGTCAGTAGCACCAAACACACAGGATATTAACAATTCTATTGCTGGAATCATTGGAAGTATAGACACTGGCCCTGGTGCTGGTTAAAATAAGGATATAAATACATCATGCCTCAATATATCGGATTCAGTACAATCAATGCATGCAAACCAAAAACAACTAATCCTGTGGGCTTAAACACAGGTGGAATTGATGGTGGTCCAGGCGGCATCAACAAGGGCATTATTTGGGGCAAAAAGTTTCGCATCCTAGATGCCCAATTAGTGGCTCAAGATTTTATCAACGCATTAAATATTAGATTGGGTACTAAAGTTGGACAACCTGGATATGGAACTAGACTTTGGGACTTTATTTTTGAGCCAAACACAGCAGACGTACAGTTCCAATTAGAAAATGAAATTCGTAGAGTTGCATCAGCCGATCCTAGAATTGATTTGAACTATGTAAAAGCATTCCCTCAGGAAAACGGTATCCTAATTGAAGTACAATTAGCCGTTATTCCATTCAATAATCCTGCTACATTAAGTGTATTCTTTAACCGAGCCACAAACGTTGCCTCACTAGTATAAGTAAAAACCGTCTTTTTTGATAATGATAAATATATCAAAAGAGACTTACTATGGCAACCAGTTCACGACAATCAGCATTGTTCGGCGTAAACGATTGGAAGACAATCTACCAAACGTTTAGAGAAGCCGATTTCCGCAGTTACGACTATGAAACTTTACGTAAAAGTTTCATCGATTACTTGCGTCTTTATTACCCCGAAACATTCAACGACTATGTTGAAAGTTCAGAATTCGTAGCACTACTAGACGTTATTGCATTCATGGGGCAAGGTCTTGCATTCCGCAATGACTTAAATGCACGTGAAAACTTCATCGATACCGCAGAACGCCGTGACTCAGTAATTAAACTTGCCGAACTAGTCTCTTACACTCCAAAAAGAAACATTGCTGGTCAGGGTTATCTCAAAGTAACAAGCATTCAAACTACACAAAATATCACTGATATTAATGGTTTGAATCTAAGTAATCTTCCAATTCTATGGAACGACCCTGCTAACCCAAATTGGCTAGAACAATTTAATACTGTAATCAATGCAACATTAGTTGACACCCAGCGTATTGGTAAACCAGGTAACATCTCAGAATTGTTAGGAGTTACAACTAGTGAATACACTGTGCGTATTCCTGCAAACAACTTACCAATTGTGCCGTTCAATAGCACTATTGATGGACAAACAATGGGATTTGAATTGGTCAGTGCAACATCTATGGACGCTGATTACATTTATGAAGTTCCCCCTGCTCCTAACGGCAGATTCAACATGCTATATCGCAATGATAAATTAGGATTTGGTAGTCCTGAAACAGGATTCTTCTTCTACTTTAAACAAGGTTCATTGCAAAACTTTGACTTTACATTGCAACAACAGATTTCAAATCAAAATATTGATATCAACATTCAGGGTATCAATAATACCGATACTTGGTTATATCAATTAAACACTGACGGCACACGCACTATTTGGGAAAAGGTCGATAACGTGTATGCTGATGCATACTTGCAAACTGAATTCTCAGAAAAGAAAATCTTTTCTGTAAGTTCACGTTTCAATGACCAAGTAACATATGTGTTTGGTGATGGTGTGTTCAGTGAGATTCCAGTTGGTAACTTCCGTGCTTATGTTCGTGCTGGTAATGCACTAACATATACAATTGAGCCAAGCGAAATGCAGGGTATTAGTGTAGCATTCACTTATATTGATCGTACTGGTCGTGCGCAGACATTGACAATTGGACTAGAGTTACCATTAACTGTATCTACTGCACAGGCACGTGAGACACTTGCTAACATCAAGCAACGTGCTCCAACAAGATATTATACTCAGAATCGTATGGTTAACGGAGAAGATTACAGTAACTTCCCATATACACTATACAGTTCTATTATTAAGAGTAAAGCAATTAACCGTTCAAGTGTAGGCGTAAGCAAGAATTTAGATTTACTTGATCCTACAGGCAAATATAGTAGCACTAACAGTTATGGTAGTGATGGTGCATTATGGCAAGACGATACTGATGGTTTCCTAACATTAACTATTAATAACACTAGCGATATTATTGCATTCTTTACTAATACATTAGCAGCCGCATTGGCAGATAATAATGCTACGCAGTATTATATTCAGAATTATCCTAGATATTCTACTCCAAGCAATGTATTTTGGAAAACAAGTACAGTTGATTCAAGTACAGAAACAGGATATTTTTATACTACTAGTGGAAGTTTAGAACAACCTCAAAGCATAGGCATTTTCTCAAGTAGTAATATGAAATACGTTACTACTGGTGCAATCGTTAAATTTCAGGCACCTACAGGTTATTATTTTGATGCAAATAATAGATTAGTTGCAGGTATTCCAGGCCCCGGTAATCCAACTTATATTTGGACAACAATATTAAATGTTATCGGTGATGGTAGCAATAACGGTGAAGGTAACTTTGCTAATGGATTAGGACCAGTTAAAGTTAATGGTTATGTTCCAGACGGAGTAACAGTTACTCAAGTTATCCCTGTATTCGATAACTCATTATCAACAATTCTAATTCAAGAATGTATTGTAAGAATGGAATTACAACAAGACTTCACATTAGTCTTTAATAATTCATTAATGATTAACCAAGAGCGTTGGTCTATTCAAGCATTTACTAACGAAAATTACTTTGTTAAATTTACTAGTTTAGGTAACAACAGATATACAATCACATATAAATCATTGACCTATTATTTTGGTAGCGTAGCAGATATTAGATTTACTTTTGCTAAGGATGAATTAGTATATGATCCATTCTCAGGTAAAATTATTCAAGATTTTATTAACATGCTATCAGTTAATTCACAGTTCAATTCTAGCAGTCCTTTAGGCAGAGATGTTAAAGTTAATATCTTAGGACAAACTGTTGAAAGTGATGGATATGTTAATGACTTTGAAGTGGAAGTTGCATCAACTGACGTTAATAATCGTCAATTGATCTTAAGTCCTGATTTCTTTAATGAAATTACTGGTTACGTTAATAATAGCGCAAACATTGGTGTATATGTATTTTTTGAAGAAGTACAAGATGCTATTAATTTAACACGCCAATATATTATTCCATCATCAGATGTAGTATATCAATATGGAACAAAGACTCAAATTGAAGTAGTTAAGTATGATTATCCTTTGGGTCAATTGTTCTATGCATATACTGAAAATAAATTTTACAAATCTATACAAGATCAGACAGTTATTACACCGTCTTATATTATGACTGAACAACCACAGTATTCAGTTAAGTTTGGTCGTCAAGGATTAAGTTTCCAATATAGACATAATAGTAATAACACAACACGTATTGATCCAGTTACTACAAATATTATTGACTTGTATGTAGTTACACAGAGTTATTATACTGCATATACTAATTGGGTCAACGATGTAACTAATACATTAGTTGAACCAAACAGACCTACCATTAGCGAATTAAATCAGGAATATGGAGAGGTTCAAAAGTTTAAGATGTTGAGTGATGCCGTGATCTTAAATAGTGTCGTATTCAAACCACTATTTGGTCCTAAAGCAGACCCAGCATTACGTGGAACTATTAAAGTTATTAAAGCAAGTAACACCAATGCAAGTGACAGTGAAATCAGAAGTGCAGTATTACAATCAATGAACAATTATTTTAATGTCAACAATTGGAACTTTGGTGATACATTCTATTTCTCAGAGTTAAGTGCTTATCTACATGCAGAATGCGGCGAACTAATTAGTTCGGCAGTGTTAGTGCCAAACAACCCCTCACAACATTTTGGAGATTTATATGAAATTAAATGTTTACCTTACGAAATTTTCGTAAATGCCGCTACGGCAAGTGACGTATTAGTTGTTCCAGCCCTCACACCCGCTGAATTGCAAATAAGATAAGTACATATATGGCTACAAACAGAATTAGAACACTCGAATTTCTTCCAGAAATTTTTAGAACGCCTAGTAACGCAGAGTTTTTAGGCGCTACCCTTGACCAGTTAGTTAATCCACCAAACACTATGCGTATTCAAGGATACGTAGGTAGCAAGTTTGGTTATGGTGTAAACGCAAAAGATTATTATGTAACTGAACCTACAAAAACACGTAGAGATTATCAATTAGATCCGGGTGTTGTTTTTACTAAAAAGAATCAAAGCACGGCACAAGACTTTATTACCTATCCAGGTATCATCGATAGTTTAAAACTAGAAGGTGGTGTTACAAACAACAATAGCAGACTGTTTGAGAGCCAATTTTATTCATGGGATAGTTTTACTAATCTCGACAAGATTATCAACTTCAACCAATATTATTGGTTGCCAGAAGGTCCACCTGCGGTAACTGTAGCCAGTGCCACAGTGTTTGCGACTAATGATTATGTTGTAGCAGATTTGCCTAATGGTTATAATATTAGAACATTGGGCGCCGGAGCAGGAACACTCAACCCAACGTTGACCTTCCTACGTGGCGGTACATACAGATTCATTGTAAATCAAGA